CCCACTTAACGCCACGGAACTTGACAGTCTTCATCTTTTCGTTGATGATTTCTGTATTCATGAAACGATAGTCGTTCTTGAAGTCGCCGTCTTTGTTTTCAAAGTGTAGACCTACTGGCAAAGTTTCGCCATTGCGTTCTGCTGTGGTGATACTGATCTTTGCACCTTCTTTGTATTCTGCACCTTCCAACAGATATTTCAACTTGTTCAGTTGCGGCATGCCAAACACACCAATCATATCTGGATACGGATTAGCAGTTTCTGCTTCCATGATCACTGAACGGTCATCTGCCATTGAGTTAATAGTTGTGCCTTTGTCTGTGCCTGTGACTTTAACTGTGGTCAAGAAGCCGAGGTTCTGTGTGTGGCTAACGATGTCTTGTAAAATATCTTTCATTAAGAATTCTCCTGTATATTAAGATTATATTTAGATCTTGAGAAAAAATCAACCTAGAAATCACTCAAAATCAAACAGTTTGTTAAATGTATTATCCGACCTTGTTGAACTGATGTCCCATTCCAAAACACCAATAAGGTTTCCTAACTTCTCATCTATCACAGTGGTTTCCATTTCTGCATCGTTGAAAGGAAGATCCTTGAACCACTGCGGCAATCTCAGTTCATCCACAGGATAGGCCACGGAAGTATGCCCCATAGGATTGTCTTTGATCTTGCATACAATTACTTTCATGCCATCTACAATCTGCATGGAGTATTTGTCATCCATCATACGCCGGAGAGTGTTCCAATTCAATGAAGCTCTAACATGCCCGGGCATGTTAGTCTTGCCTGCTTTTTTTTCTTTGGCAGCGTATTCTGTGATATTGTTGGCTCGCTTAGGCGAGCCCTTTTCCCAACCCGGTCGAGTTTTAAATTCTGTGCGAAAATCAGTGATATATTGCAGGATCTCTTCTTTGGTCACACCAGTTAGTGTCTTAGTCAGCACCTCACTCAAGAAGTCTTGTATAACAACCGGGGTATCTGAACGCTTGAGATCAAGCCCCATCGCTTTAATTTTTCCTGGTTTGCCTTCTGTGTCTGCTCGTTTACCTTCTTTGTCGTAGTAGAGCACTGCGTATCGCTTTTTGGTAATGAACAGTCCTTTGCTTGCAACAATTTCGCGACCTGCTTTGATGACCTCGGCTCTGGTTCGAGGGACATGAAATGCGTCCTGCATGAATTTGACAAATGTGCCATTGACCGTATCTCCTATGGTATCGTAAAGTTCGACCACTGATTCTCTGTTCCAGGGAATCAGTCCCTTCTCAATGTCTTTTTTCAAGGTAGTATACGCTGAAAAATAACAAGAGTCTGTGTCACCGTAGATTACTGCTCGACCGATGTGATCATACTCTCCAGTGATAATTTCGTTTACTTTTGATGCCATGTGTTTGGCAATTTGTCTTCCGGTGAGAGTTGTGGACTGTCCAATTCTGTTATCAAAGAATCTACAGCCTGGATTTAAAATTGCACCATACAGACTGTTTAGTAGAATCTTCTTGACCAACTGTCGCTTGTCCCAGTATTCTTCTTCAATCTTGTTGCCGGCCTGGATACATTCTCGCAGTTTGGCCTGCATTTCTTTACGTTCTTTATACCAACGTGCTAGCAGTCCGGATATAACACCCTCAGTTTCATATGTGAATATAGTGCCGTTGGCTGAGATCATCCAAGGTTGATTGCTGTCAAATATAAGATCATAGGCCTGAGCCGCACTTAGCGTATCCGAGCCGCCACCTTCCCAATCGACAGTGACTTCACGACCCACTTCTCGATTCATCACAGCGGAATATTCAAGACTACCAAATATGCCTTCCCAAGCGGACGCAAATGATTTTCCTTTTGACATTTCTGCTGCAATAAAATCCTTGGTCCCATCCTGTCTCAACTGACCTACGATGGTTTCAGGACCCATATTCAAAGCCCGAATAGCACTAGGATACAGTGAGTTAATATCTAGCGAGCCGATCCACTCATGTATACCTTTCTTGGGATATGCAACGTAGGCACCAGCAGCTTGAGTGTCTCCGTGCTCTTCCATTTTTTTGCGATTAGGAACTATCATACCTCTGCGATGAGCTTCGTTGATGATAGCTTGTTCAGTCACAGCCACTGCACCCATAGTAGTTGCTAACAGCACTGTGTTTTCGTGTGCAATTGTATTGGCTAAGTCAATAAATTTCAGTTTCTTATCTAGATCATCTAACAGTTTACAATCGTTGATATTGTATTCAACGAATGTTTTAAAATCGTTGTTGTATAATTGATCCAATGTGCCTTCATACTGAGTCTTTCTCTGACCTAGTTCATATTCGGCAATAGCATCTAATCGATAGGTGTGACGTTCTTCATAGGTATACTTGCGATAAAGTTCAAGACTGTCTATATGCACACGGCCAATGAAGTCATATGTAGTGGCAGTTTTACCGAACTTTTCATATTCTCGTTTCTTAGGCAAACAATTCCATAGACAAAAACGTTTGGTATCTTCTTTACTGAGAACCTTGGTAACACGATTAACAGTATATGGAATATCAAAGCCTTCCGAGTTCCAACCACTCAGCACATCAGCATCTTGTATGAGATCCAAGAATGTGTTTAGCATGTCTGCTTCGTTGTCAAACAGCATGGTATTGGGAAATTCTTCAACCTGCTTGGTGGCTTCTGCCATGCTGAGTGTTTTGGGAGGTATGGCTAGACACACCATGGTCTCCATCCATTGTAGGTAGACAGCAATCGCAGTAATTGGCATGAACGCATCATCTGGTGATGCATAGCCACGTTCTGGATCAAAGTCTACCTCAATATCGAAAAACGCTACATTTAGCTTAGGTGCATCTTGATTGAGATAATTGTCTTCTAAACAACGATATATGGGATTAATATCGCTTTCGTGAAGTTTTTTGTTTGAATGTATGGCAAGTTCTTTGCGATGTTCTTTGACATTCTTTGAACTTACACGGCTAAGAGGTTCACGCTTAATGGATTGGAACTTGCCTTTGGGGTCGTTGTAATAGAATATATGTCTGGCAGGATAGTCTTTGAAATGCCTCTGCCCTTTGTCGTCACGCTCAACAACACGTATCATGTCATCGTCGCGATCGTAGTATGCGTCCACGAAACTCATTTTTTCTCCTATGCAATTTTAGGCTTGCAAATACCAATGTGCGGTTTATGGCCCGCCTACCTTCTTACTTTATTTAATTAATTAGCATTCTTGCTAGGCCGAATGTGTCAATTGCGGTTAGCAAGATGTAGTTAGCCAACATGCCAAACGATTTCCGAGTATAAGCAGCCCAAGCATACATGGCACAGCCAGCGATCCAAATAGGATACAACACAAGTAAAGGCGGATTGGGAACTGTAAGCGCCATAGTGATTGAGCAGCCGATACTAACAGCCCAGGCAAGCAGCTCAACAACAAAACGGAAGCGATTGCTGTGCCAGTCATCTCTGATCCAATCAAAAGTTGGTTTTAATAATTCATTCATTCAGGAAGTTTTTTAGTAACACCGAGAATCATTTCAATCTCGCTCCACTCTGCCTCATGGTCTTTCCAATTGTCTTTGTGTGCGATACGTATGGCTTTGTTGATCCAACTGGGTTTGATTTGTAATTCTTCTGCGACAGCTTTAACAGTTTCTTTAAGACCTTCATTGAGATCTTCTACTTCACGAAGCACATTAGATCCTTCGTTGATTAATCTTTCGAGTTTGGCTTTTTCTTCCGGTCCATACATTTTTGACATTTGTTCTCTCCTATACGACTATTATATAGTCATAAAAAAAGCCAGTCAATGATAGACTGGCTTTTTAACACTTTTTGGTTGAATTACTTTTGTGCTTCGCTTAGTACATCATACATTTCAAATACGCCACCGTTGCGTTCATAGACCAACCCTGCGTATAAGTCTGCTTTCATGCCTTCGCCTAGTTTGTTACGAGCTACACGCTCTGCCCATGTAAACAGAGCTTTGTCTACAGGATCAATTTGTTGCTGGCCGCCACTTTCTTGAACCAGTTGAACCATTTGTTTGAAAGATAATTTTGTTTCTACTGATTCAGCAACTACTTTCTTAGAAGTTGTTACTGATTCATTTTTCTTACCAAAGTATTTGGCCTGCTTGTCGCTCATACCTTTCTTGCTAGCTGGCTTGTCGCCGCCCTTTTCACCGGCAGCTTTCTTCATTGGCTCTTTCTTGTCGCCGTCTTTGTCGAGGTCTAGGAAATCTGGCTTAGATCCTTCTGCCATTTTTTCTTTCTTGGCCATTTTCTTTTTCTTATCAGCAGCTTCATCTTTCTTGGCTTCTACCATTTTCATGAATTTGCTTTTAAATTCTGGTTCTACACTTTCTTTTTTGGCTTTTTTCTTTGGCTTGTCTTCGTCATCAGCTTCTTTTTCTTCACTGCCACCATAGGCCTTGCTGCTCTTGTGAACAATGCCTGTTTTTGTTTTTTCAACAGTGCCAGTAGCAATGTTTTTCTTATCGCCTACTTTCATGTCGTCCGCTTCTTTAACGTCTTCTTCAGCTTTTTTCTTAGCTTCAGCAACGTAGGTAGTGCGGCCACTTAGAACACGCAGTTGTGCGTCTTCATTTAATTGCACAGATTTTGGCAGCTCTGGTGCTTTTGGAGTATCGATTTTGCCGTCGATACTTTCTATTTTGCTGATTAACGATTTGAAGTCCATGTTCACATTCCTAAAAGTGTATTATGTATTTATCTTTTTACCAAAGACCCACCAGTTAACAGATTAGTTCCCTTGAGATCTAATGCGTTTTTTGCGGTTCCGTCTTTGTTTTTTGCCGTTTTTCCGGGTTTATTTTTGTATACCGCACCTATAGCTACGTTACCAGCACTGGTAGCGCCTGCTGTTGCTGATTCTACAATTTCACGTATTTTCATACTATTATTTATTCTTCTTAGCACGACCTGCTTTCATGTTAGCTAGCCAGTGCGCTAGTTGTCCTTTGCGCCCGCCTTGTTTCGCAGTTTTACGTAGACTACTTACTGATGCTTTGGTATTAATGCCGTGTCGTTTGCTGTCGCCTTTGTCCTGAGGATTCTTGCCATCCGCAAAGTTTTCTCCTACACCTCCACCATCTCCTCCACCATCTCCACTATAACCTACAGCATAGCCATAACCGCCGTAAGGACCCGGACCGTAAGCAGCCCAACGTGGCTTTTTACGTTTCTTTTTTCTTTCAACTATAAATTCACTTGCTCTCATACTGGGCTATAAGGATTCTTTGGAGTGTCGTATCCGTCATCATCTGGATACACTGGATAATTGTTTGGGTTCATACTGAAAAACTTGATCCACACCCGCAGGTAGATTGTGCATTGGGATTACTAATAACAAACTGACTGCCCATGGCTTCTTCTTTGTAATCAATAACAGCACCTTGTAGATATTGCATACTCATTGCATCAACAAACACGTTGTATTGTTCGTTGATAGGAAATTCAAAGTCGTCTTCGTTCTTTGTTTCGTCAAAGGTAAAGCCATAACTGAAGCCACTGCAACCGCCACCTTGCACAAAGGTGCGCAATGCCAGCTTGGGATTATTTTCTTCTAGCAGCAAATCCATAATCTTTGATTTCGCTGATTGTGTTATTTCAACCATTTTGTTTTCCAATAGGCTTTTCGCCTGTTAAGTAAGGCAAACTAAACCATAGCTTAAACCATTCTTCGGTGCCTGGTCTTATATCATGTTTTTTCATAAGTTCACCTTTTTCATTACCAGTTATACTTATGTTACTGCCAGCATATGGTTGATATCCTTGATATTCTGTGATACCAGCTAATTTTTTCAGTTCATCTAGTTCTGACATTTTTAGCTGCTCCTTTGCGATTGGCATTGGGGTCTTCACGACGTTTGCGAGCAGCAGCAGTGGCACGACCTTTCTTGCCTAGTGCGTGAGCCTTGCTCTGTGGTAGACACTTAGGCTTGCCTTCTTTCTCACTGTCTCTAGCACAGTCGCCACGTATCTTGCCATCTGGTCCAAAGCGGACCCATTTGTCTTTGAACCACTGACGCAGATTTTCATCTATGGGTGCTATGTCTTCTGATTTTTTACGACCTTGGCAGTGAGCTCGTTGACTAAACCCTTTGGGGTTAGAACAGTTTATGGACTTTTTATATTTTTTAGTCCACTTCTCAGTGACAAACTCATATGCTCTCACTTCTTCTTGCCCTTGCCATAATTAGCAGCACCTGCTTTGCGACACTGTACCAATCGTCCTGACGCATAGGCACTGGGCCAAACCTTGGACGAAGCTTTGATCTTGTGATAGCAGGCATCTTTCTTGCCTTCTTCAAGTTGGTCTTCTGAGACCATGTCTCCGTGACATATAGGGCATACACCTGCTTCTATGTAGTCTTGAAGACTTTTACCTTCCGCTACATCTTGCTCCATAGGAATCAAATCTTTCTTATGTTTAGTGTCGCCCTGTTTCTCTGCCCGCTTTTTATCTTTGTGAGCGCCAGCACCTGCGCTTTTAGAATTTTTAGCAACAAAGTTTCTAGGCCGGCTGGCTGGTATAATGTCTTTGGCTCTCATACTGTAATACCTCTTGATCGTATTCCGCCCTTGCTTTTGATTTTACCTAGCTCTTCGAGCGCATGACGAATTTGTTCCATGTTCATTTTCAGTTCTTCAAACTGACGAGCCATGATTTGCCATTCACCCGGACTGGCGTTTTCTGCCCGAGCTGCAAGATCTTTTAATTGACCAGCAGCACGTAGCATACGATATTTTAATTTAGCAGGATTGCTGCCAGTACCATATATCATTGGATCCATGGGATCGCTGGGATCCATTTCAATTGGAGCTTCTTTGACTTCTTCTTTCTTTTTAGGATATCCGTGTTTGATATTTAACGTATATCCCTGCAGTCCTTGTTTATCTAAAACTCCGCTGATAAATTTTTCTGCTTCTCTAGCATTATCGAATTTATCACCTAAATTATATTTTCTAACCTCGCCGTCAATCATTACATAGGCAATGGTGATAGGCTTAACAGGTTCTTCTGCTGCCTGAGCAGGACTTCCTAAAAGATTGGCGGCGGCCAATGCTGCACCAGCAGCTTTGCTTTTCCAGCCTTCTTCTACTTCGCCCTTGATTCCCATGCCTTTTCTCACAGCAGCGAACAACGGTTTGGACAACTCGCCTGCGCCAGTGGATTCTTGGAATGCTTCGAAATCATTATTAGCTGCTGCTGCTCTTGCACCGCTGGCGCTGACTCCTGCTACACCTTCGGCACCGTCTTCACGGTCTCCGCTGCTGGCAAAATCAATTACGTCAAACTTATAAAAACCATGTGCTTTGCCTTCGACACCGTTGTATTGTGTGAGAAGGCTTTTCATGTCTTCTAGGCGATCTGAGCCTGCTACGAAGGTAACTGCGTTGTAACCCTGCTCATGTAGGTAGCTGGCCACCTTGCCGATGGTGTTTAATGCTGCATTCTCTACAACATCCTTGGCATACTGGGGGAACATTTCCTTAATGAATTTGATCTTGGTAGCATAGTCCAATGGGTTTTTCTTTTTGTCTTGACTTTGGCTGACAAAAATTTTCATTTCTCCGCCTTGGCTTTTCATGGTATCTAATACCTGTTTGTGACCAATGGTAGGTGGATTCATTCTGCCAAAGCAGAATGTCACATGTTTGGTTCCGGCTTCGAACAATTCATTTAACAGCATTAATCGTAGTCGCCTTTTTCTATGTGTTTTTCTTGCTCACCGGCAATACGTTTGGCCAAGTCTATGAGCTTGTCTTTGGGAAACTTTTGTTCCGCATCGTCGATATCGTATTTGTCGCAATAATGACCCATGCACTTTTCTAATGGTCGGATGTAGACCTTGAATACATTGGGATTGCCTCTGTGCTCGCGATGACGTTTCACCGCAGGGAAAAAATACTGGTCCAGCATTTTTGAATCGTTGTCGATGAAAAATTTTAAATCATCCAACCAATCGATTTCTTGTTGTTCGTCTTTGGGTGCGCCAATGGCACTGAACATTTCTTTTAATAACATTACCAGCTCCGGCAAGACCAGTATCTGGCTTTATGACG